GTTGTTGTATTCCTCGTGGAGCAACCAATAACAGATGTTATTGTGGTGATAATATTGAAGCTTCCTCATCTGGGGATAGTTTGACTCGTAAGACTCCTAGTGTCAACACTGAAGCCACACTTGATACTCAAGTATTGGAACGTGATACTCTGGCGAACCTCCAAGCATGGAGGGATTGCACAGCGCAGGATTTGATTTCTACACGAATATTGTCGAATTTATACAAAATTAAACGAGTTCGAGGTGATCTCCCGCTCCTGAATGGTCTATTTGTTAGAGATACAGTTATGCTTGTACCCCGACATTTAGAATTAATGTTAGATCAAGATGATCAAATTGAGATGGAAAATATATTTTCATCCCACTTCGTTCTTCCTGTATCTGAACTTAGATTTATCGGATTGACAGATTCAAGTGGTAAAGATAAAGATGCCATGTTGATTCAGTTTCCACGATATGTCAATGCGCATGCTGACATTGTTAAACATTTCCAAACGATGCCCGAGTTATCACAACGTAGTGCCAATATTTCAGTAGCGACAATCCGCAACTACAAATCTGGTAATACGCTAGTTGTTTTGGGTAACACAATGGCGTCCATGACGTCGGTTACTCTCAATACGGCTCATGGAGTTAGAAACGTTCGTGATTGTATTGAATATTGTCTTAACACTATTAATGGTGATTGTGGAGCTCCCGTAATTTGTAATGAAAAATCTTTCATTCGTAAAATTGCTGGGATTCACATAGCTGCTGCCAATGATGGTTCATCCGCCTTTGGTCAATCCGTAACTCAACAAAATCTTATTGACGGACTTTCCAAGTTTAAGAGTGTTATAGTTTCGGATATGGATGTAGTGGCTAACATTCAAATGAATGATAAGTCGCATCAATTGGAAATTAATAAAGAGTACACTCCAAGTGTGATCAAAAGTTTATTTGGCATCGCTGCAGACACATTCTCTTATTTGGGAAAATGCAAACAAACGGTTTTTGTACCAAATAAAACAGATATCCGTCAATCAACCATTTTTGGCAAAGTGACGGATCCTATAACGAAACCCGCCTATCTTAGACATCCTCAGGTGAATATTCTCAAGAAGAATCTTGAGAAATGTGGTGTTAATACACCATTTATTCCAGCCCAAGAGGTTGAACGAGCAGTCAATGAATATAAGACCGTACTTATGCAGAAACCTATTGAGGCCCTTCGTCGGGTTTTACCCTATGAAGAGGCTATCAGTGGTAATGAGTTGAGTACATACATATCAGGACTCACTCGTTCAACTTCCCCTGGTTATCCCTGGGTTTTTGATAAGAAACCAGGAATGCCTGGTAAGACTACGTGGTTTGGCAATGATGCGTATCTTTACGATGCGCAAGTTAAACAACGCATTATGAGACTTGAAAAATTGGCTAAGCAAGGTATTCGTACCCCATTTGTTTGGACGGATACGCTTAAGGATGAACGTAGACCGATTGCAAAAGTAAACGAACTTAAAACTCGTGTCTTTGCAGCCGGTCCTATGGATTATCTCATTCTTTTTAGGATGTATTTTCTCGGGTTTATGGCCAACATTATGGAAAATAGGATCTCGAATGAACAATCCATTGGAACTAATCCATTTAGTTCTGACTGGAAGAGGACAGCCGCAAAATTGAGTCGCTTTGGTGATAAAGTTTTTGCGGGTGATTTCTCTACTTTTGACGGGACCCTAAATTCTTGTATTATGTCATCTTTTGTTGACGTAATTAATGAATGGTATGATGACTCTGAAGAAAATAAAACTCTTAGACGAGTTCTTTTTTTGGATATCTTTAATTCCATCCATTTGTGTGAGAATATGTTTTATAGTTCCACACATTCTCAACCCAGCGGTAATCCAATTACCACTGTTTTGAATTCCTTCTATAACTCTGTTAGTATGCGTATTGCATTCTATCGTTGCCAAAAGGCAGCAGGAGTTACGGGAATTAAATTCGATGACGTAGTCTCCATGGTTTCTTATGGAGACGATAACGTTATTAATTTTAGTGACTCTATCGTTGATTGGTTTAATCAGCTAGATGTGACTGAAGCATATGCCACATTTGGTATGATTTATACTGATGAAGCAAAAACTGGGAATCTTATTCCCTATAAAACACTTCCTGAAGTTGCTTATCTTAAACGCTCTTTTCGCAAAGAAAATGGTATTTGGTTTGCACCTCTGGATCTAAGCGTATGTTTAGAAATGTGTAATTGGATTCGTGATTGTCCTAATCACGAAGCCGCAACGTGCGACAATATTGAAG